TTAAACATTCTAAAACCAGCACAAAAGGTTTCGTCACTAGTTCAGCAATTACAAACAGAGAAAAATGAAATGAGAGAAAAACTTATTTCATTTGAAAAAGAACACGAAGAAATGAAAGCACAAATTGCCCTACTTCTCGACAAACACGCGGGGACAGGAATTACCAACAATCATAATACGACCAACACAAATAACATCGAGACGCAAAATGTGAATATAATTAATATTAACGCATTCGGTAACGAAAATACCGACTACCTTGACGACAAGGCAATTCTGGCGTGCATCGGTCGAGTCTATAAATCCATTCCTTCGCTGTTGGAGAAAATCCACTTTGACCCGAAACACCCCGAGAACCATAACATAAAAATCACCAACAGGAAACTGCCCTATGCTTCAGTCATGGGAAACAATCAGAAATGGAAAACGGTCGACCGCAAAGATGCAATTGATACCATGGTCAACAACGGATACAATATGCTGGACGAAAAATACAAAGAAAACAAAGATAAAATCCCTCCATCGAAACAAGAACATTTTAAAGGATTCCAATCAAAATTTGATACAGAAGATAAAGAGCTCATGAAGGAAATAAAAGCCGAAGTCGACATGATGGTCCTTAATGGGATATAAATTCATGGAGTTTCGTTTTTTTCAATTATTTCCGCGACAATATAATCGTATGCGATTTGGAGACATTTTCCAAACCAACAAAAGGTCACGATTATATTCATGATTGGTTTTGCGTACATGTTTGAAGACCTGTCGTTTCTCTCGAATAGACAATTGAACCCCATTTGATTATAGTGGAAATAAATAGTTGTTTCTTTAGATACAAAATAAATGTCCAACGGATCTAGTTTACAAACAATGTCGGACAAATGTGGGTTGTCGCTAATCTTTAATACGACACCTTTTAGATCGTTCAGTGTACAACTATAAGCTCCATTTATCACTTCATTATCAAGTATTCTCTCGCATCTATCGCAGTATATAGGAATATTATAGGATGCTTTGATAGATTTCACGAGCTCGGCTTTATTTTCCCATTCACTTGACCAGAAATGCGTTAAGAAAGGCGCAGTAATGCCAATATATAATTTATTTTTAAGGGTAATGCATATATCGGGTTCGTTATCTAGAACATAATTGATATAAAAATCCAGCCAAACGTTTTGGCCAATAAAATAATTCGGCTCCATAAACATTCTCTTCACGATACTTTTATAACCATGTTCCACTTTCTCAATCGAATGCCCGCATAGTAATTGTATAATGAAAATAACATTGAATCCTTCACAAAACCATTTTATTTTTGTGTAGAAATCTAGCCCCCAGGTTTCACTCATTCGTTTGAGAACTCCGAAGAGAAACGGACTACCACCCAATCCGAAATTCCCTATATATATTGCAGAAGGGATCTCTTGGGTTTCACTACTCCTACTCATATTCTATTTCCAAACAAAAAGAAAAGTCCATTAAATTTAAATTCATCACCTGTCCCCATTCATTTACAATCTCAAGTTTCAGACGTTGAATATCCGATTTCCCTTTATATTCTCTTATGGCCGAAACCAAGTTTCCGTACGTATCAGTACTGATCATTTTTCCAAAAGCAAATACATTAGAGTCTAAAGATATACGTGCCAAAACACATTTATTCAACAGTTTCTGATAGAGAGGTACGACGAAATTATTAAGAGCATTTTGTTGAAAGTCGTCCACTACCAAGTACAAATATTTGGTCGGATATAAATCGAGAATCGACTCTGCCATTTTTTCCTCGCCTGGCGAAATAGTATAACTGGGTTCACGAAACCCGAGATACCATCCTAATTTATTCTTGAGGTTGTATTTATCGACGCCGCCCGTTTCGAGGATTCCGAAATCTACCGTAATATCATAGCTTTCCTGGTTTCCCATAATCACTTTTTGTTGTACACTATCAAATACGAATTGAAAACTTAAGTCTACTATGGTCGACAATCTCGAATTGAGTCTTCCTAAAAGAGTTTCCGCGGTGAAAGACCCGTCACTGATATCCAATATTGTACCGTCGATGGAACAATAATTATTCTGAAGCGATTTCGAAAAGTTATAGAACGACGCAGGAAGTTCGGCCGTTTTAACTTTCATAGAGATCACCGATGTTATTTTGTCAGGCAAAGTATAGGTCAGGCTCGCTAGTCCGTCTTTTTTTTCTCTCGAAGACGCGTATTCGTCGCAGAACTTGGAATCGATATTCACAAATTTACTTTTGGTTCTTTTGTAGACATTCGACATGAGAATATGGTTATCCTGTTGGGTTATTTTTGGAATCATAAAGGAACTTTCGTCTTGGAACTTGCTCATTTATATTATACTAGAGAGAGATATGTCTAAAAACGTCCAATCGAACAAAAAATTGATGAATTCAGATCACGGAAAACCGAATATAATATAATAACGAAACTATGAACTATTCTTGCGCAAATTGTAGCCGAACATTTAGTAGCAAAACTACCTGTAATAAACATGTGGTTTATTGTGCGACTATAACTGAAATCAAACTTTGCCAAAACGAACCCAATGAAAAAAAATATACAGAGACGCAAAGAGACAAACTTATAAACCTACTTATTTGGCAGAATCACCAGCTGAAAAAGCAAGTGTCTTCATTGGCCAATAAAATGCAGGGTCTTCAGAAAAAAAGGAGAATCGAAATCATTTCATGGTTGGACTCTAAGAAAAAGCCTAGATTCGGCTGGAAAGACTTTATCAAACAAACAGAAGTACGGGAACAACATTTCTCTACTGCCTTGAACAATACATTGGTAGATGGAGTAGAAGAATGTCTGAAAGAAATTCTGCTCGATCTAGATTTGCCTTTAGTCGCATTTCGTCAAAAAGACAAGACTCTTTATGTCTACGACGACGATGTTTGGAAAATACTGGAAAAGGATGCATTTACAAAATCCATGCAGACCATTGTTTTTAAAATCCAACAGTTTTACTTTATTTGGAGAAGCAAGAATCAAGCCTTGTTTGATTCTTCTGAAGAATGGAAAAATAAAGATATCGATTACAGTCGGAAAATGATGGGAATGGATACCGCGAACATTTCTTTGCTGGGAAAGTTATACTTGTCTGTATATGATACAATCAAGAAGGACATGGACGAAGTGATGAGATACGACGAAGAAGATGACGAAATCGGAGAAGAATGTGTATCTGAGAATTCAAGCCTCACGAGTTAAGAGTTCAAATATAAGGACAACTTTCTAACCCAATCGCTAGATTTGCTAGTTTATCCGCCTGATCATTACCACGCGAATGAATATCAGTATTATTCGTATGTGCTTTTATATGTATAAATTGTATATTTGCTTTATTTTTATACATTTCATACGCTGTTTTAACTAACTCTTTATTCGGTATATCTACATTCCAACCTTTGTTACTGCATTTTTCACCATAAGAAGAAACGCACTTTATAGCATATTCGGAATCACTTACAATGGCTATTTTTATCCCATTTACAATATCATTTTCTATAATAGAATACGTTTCAATAATAGCGCTCAGTTCTGCTGTATTATTTGTTTGTTTTCCCATTATTTTTTTTGATATATTACGACAGTCGGTTATACCAAAAAATACACCTATTCCTGCTAAAGCATTATCTTTTCCATTATTAGAACAAGAACCGTCTGTATAAACGTAATAGTCTGGATCAAAACAAATAGAAGAGCTATGATTCAAAGTATTTTTTTCATTTACTTTCATAAAGTGATCGGCTTCTTCTTTTGTATCAAATTTTTTATACAACGCATGTTTGTATCCTTTTACTGAATCGTTACAATCACTCCAATTTAAAAATACCGCGTTCGTTCTTCCATTTGCTACGGCATAAAATGGCATTCTAGTATGTAACATGTATTACTTTCTATATTATTTGAATGTACCCATGTTTCCGTAAAAAATTGATCGAACCTTTTGTAGGGGTTCGGTTAGTTAGTTAGTCATTAAAAAACCATGTCAAAACCTGTCCCACACACTCTTTCGAAACTAAACGCGCATGTGCGCGATAAAAATATTATATTCGACGAAGGACCACATATCTATACTGTATTTGGTCAATTGGGATATACATCAGTCACCACTTGGGTTCACCATCATTTCGACGTGTTTGATGGGCCAGGAATCGTAACCGGTATCATGAAAAGTAAAAAAATGCAAGACCCGACCTATAAATATTTCGGACAAACGAGACAAGAAATATTGAACGGATGGAAGAAAAATGGCGAATCGGCCTCTTCTGCGGGCACGCAAATGCATTATGACATTGAATGTTATTACAACGGATGGGATGTCGTGAATGATTCAATTGAATATAGCTATTTTAAAATGTTTGAAAAAGATTTTCCTACATTGAAGCCGTACCGAACCGAGTGGATCGTGTATTACGAAGAGTTGAAGTTGTCGGGTTCGATCGACATGGTTTTCCGGGATGAAATCACGGGCAAATTTTATATATACGACTGGAAAAGATGCAATGAAATTCCGACAGAAAGCGCGTTTGGAAAAATGTCAAAATCCCCATGTTTGAAACACATGCCCGATTCGAAATTTTGGCACTATAGTTTACAGCTGAATACATACCGGAGATTCCTCGAAGACAAATATGACATTCCAATCGAGGGCATGTTCTTGATCCGACTGCATCCTGACAATGTATATAAAACATATGAACGAATAGAAGTTCAGAGACTGGATGATGAAATGAACGCCCTTTTCGAAATACGAAAGAAAGAGGCGGAAACAATTGCTCTTTATTAAATGTGAATGTTTTATTCATTCATTCAAGAGCTTGAGAAAATTACCGTTTGTGTAATGATGAATTAAAAAAACGATTAATCCAATGAAAACATCCACTAATAAATATATCCAAGACTGTTTGTTTCCGTTAATCGCATTATAAGCGAATAAGAAATATAAAATAGAATGTATGGGTCTTAAATCATTCCACCATATTTTCTCTCCAAATGTTTCTCCACCGGTTTTCCTTGAACCCGTTAAATATATAAAAATAAACCCCGTAGCTGGTAGTAAGGCAAGGTAACCTAAATATTTTAGGTAATTCGTGTTTATGTTTTTAGCAATAATAACCAAAAGAAGACGAACTCCAATACATCCGATTAAAAACATAAAAAATCTTTTTTGTAAATTATTCATTAAATACTATATATGTCATCGAGTAAATGAAATTTTCAAATAATTAACTTTATTTTATGTACGGAAAATATAATATAAATTTATTCCTTATAAGATCATAACCAAAATATGATTATTATTACGGGCGCAAGCGATAATCATTATTCATCACTTGTGAATTTGATTTACTCATTTATACAGCATAATTACACAAACAATACCTTGATAGTTTACGATTTGGGTATAGAACATGACAAATGGGAAAGGTTCAAGTTGAAATGTAACTCGATTCCGACCATTTCTTTCAGAAAATTCGAATACGAGAGATATCCTGCCTGGTATAATATCAAAATCAATGCGGGAGAATATGCATGGAAACCTGCCATTATTTATAACACGTTTATTGAAAACCCCGGACAAAAACTTTTATGGATGGATTCTGGCAATTTGATAAAAACAGATTTAAAAGAACTTGACCAATTTGTAGAATCGAATGGCGTTTACTCTGCTTTATCGTCTGGAACTATTTCAAGATGGACACATTGGAAAACGATCGAATACCTAAAATGCGGTTGGTCTGATGAATTAATGAGAAATGCCGCATGCATTGGTTTTGATACGAAAAATCTACTGGCGGTGAATCTCTTACTTGATTATTATAAATACTGCCAAATAAAAGATTGTATTTCGCCGAAAGGCTCGAATCGCTATAATCATAGACAAGACCAGTCTGTGTTTTCAATTTTGTTCTATCAACATTTGCGCCAAAAGAATATTTTGTTTTGCAATTATTACCTGGGTTATTCTATTCATAATGATGTTGATTGAAGATAGAATATAAAAACAATTCGATGTTTACCTATAAATCAAACATGTCTTTCAAATATTTCATAGACATGTTTTGGAATTACCTGGCGATCCCTATTCATATTTTTGAAAAATATCATAAATATTACGTTACATTATTCGCCCCGCCTATCCCACCCAAACAATTGACTCCTCTTGAAAAATACGTCTCAAAGCAAGAATGTCTTTTCGTGGACCAGATTCAAGGATATGAATTGAATCACGAAAAGTACAATGCCAATATCCAAGCTGTTTTCTATGACTATGACGATTACGAAGCGACTATCAATAAAAAAGAAAATATTCTGGAAAGCAGTTGGAAACAGCGGGTGTTGATGGAATATACTCCTCAAGGAAACGTTTACATGTATTATAATGCATATCACAAAGCATTTTCTTACTACGCAGACACACAAATTCCGTACAAATTATTGAATGCTGTTGCGATGAAATATGTCCGTACGTTTTATTGTTTCGATTTTTTCACGGATACTCAAGTGTTACCCGAAAACCGCGTTTCTCCGTTTACAATCATGAATCAGGAACAAGAAATACTTGACAAACAGAAAAAAGAAAAAAAGAAAAAAGACATGGGAATTAACTTTCAAGGCGCTCCGTTTGTAAGGCCTAAGAAAGAAAACGAGGATGGAAGCCAACCAATTACGAAAAAACCTATGGTTTATAAAAATGTGTTTAAATA